TTGGGTCGTTGAAGCCGTTGTTCGTAGTTAGAAGTCCGGGTTTGGTTGGAATTCATCTTCAAGTGTGTGTTCAGTAAAACGACAGGTGTCAAGGTCGTAAGTAAGCTCACAACAAGGCCCAACTTCACCGGAGTACCGATTCTTGAGGACTCGTATAGTTGTGTTGGAGTCAGCTTGTTGATCCCGTTCCAAGGCAATAACGGCATCACTAAGTTGAGAAATTGACGCGGATCCTCTCAGTTGGCCCAACGTGACACGAGCACCCTCTTCGTGGTTCTTGTCATTGGTTGTACGACGTAAGTGGGAGACAAGGAACATTGCAATGCCAGTACGTTCAACAAGTGAGCGAAGTCTGGTCATCGTTACATCTAGCATGCGCCTCTCATCGCCATCCAACCCACTCAATAGGATGCTGAGGTGATCAAGGATGACAACTTTGACATCCAAGCCCTGAGCCAGATACTCGATACGGTTGTAGATAACATCAGGATCAAAAGACCCAAACCCATCAAAGAGGTAAAGGTTCCAATCCTTGATTGTTTTGTCATACGCTTGAATTAGTGTCTCACGTTCGTGTTCACCAATGTGGAAGGCCTTGCCTTCAGCAACAGACATCAGCCCAAGTGCTGTACGTCTGTTACTCTCCTCAAGTGCGAGATAACCCACTCGTTCGCCGCTGGAAAGTAGATGAGTTGCAAGCTCGCGACAGAAGGAACTTTTGCCGATTCCACTTCCTGCAGTGACTGTGACAAGCTCTCCGTATCTAATACCGTGAAGCTTTTCTTGAAGACCTTGATACGGGTATTCATGAGCACAAGGTGGATTTGGAGTGGTGATTACCTCAAGGAGGCTCTTCGCGTCGACAATGCCATCTGGGCGGAATGGAATCGCATTCCAGATCGCTTCCCTAATCTTTTGTGCCTCGCCTGCCTGTAATGCATCGGAAGCATCCTTCCAATCATTGAGGCGAGCGATCTTAACTTTGCCCGGTGGGAGTACGCTTGCTGAATCCTTCGCCGCTTGACGGCCAGCATCGTCATTGTCGAAGAACAGCACAATCTCTTCGTAGCCCTGTAGCCACTCAAGCTGCCTCTGTATCGACCGCTTTGCCGAATGGGCACCATCCGATATTGAAACCATCGGCCACCCCGGCATAGCTTCACTACACGAAAGCGCATCGAGTTCTCCTTCGGTGATAACCACCCTTTTTCCAGTGCTTGGGAAGAGATGCTGTCCAAAGAATGTGTGTTCAGGATTACTTCCCTCCCAACTGAACTGTTTGTCGGCGGTCTTTACCTTTGCTCCAGTGCATGTCCCATCAAGTGTGAAGTAATGGAAGTACAGCCGCTTGTCATCACGTTGTACTCGGTACTTTCGGCAGACCTCTTCACTAATCTTTCGACGTGGAAGTGGTCCCGGAACACCTTTAAGGGTGAAGGTCATGAATTCCTTTTGTCTTTGTACAACATCACCAGAGCCAGATTCCCAATAGCCACAGCCAAAGCAGTAGCCATGGCCGTCGTCATAACGAGCCAGATTGTCTCGTGATCCACAGGCAGGGCAGGGTTCATGAGCAGAGAACTCACTTGATTCAGCGTGGTGGACTTGGTGCATGGAATCGATTGATCAATTCTTCGTACTCATCAAGGGCATCCTCAAAACCTTCGACGATGTCATTGGGAGACGAGTGCTTATCAAGGGCCATAATCAGGTTGGCCGCTAGGTCTTTAATTACTTTTACGTCAACCATTCAATTGGGATGGAGTGATAGGCACACCACAGAAAGCCGTGTTTCTCGGCCCACTTGGCGTAGGTTGTTTTGGATCCTTTGTAGATCTTGTTGTAGGGGGACTGAAAGACGAAACGAATGTCCAACTCAGGGTTGGCTTCCTTTACTGCTTTCATCTTGCGGCGATCCTCCTCGGTGAGGTGACCCTTCGTCTCCAGAAAGACAGAATTTGGCAGCAAGAAGTCCGGTGTGTAATTACACCGAAGCACGTATGGAACTTTGGTTGACTCGTATTCGTACTTAACCCCCAGGTTGGTGAGAAGATCAGCAACCTTCTCTTCCAACCCAGAGCGGAAAGCCATGCTCAGAAGTCCAGCTCGTCTTCCGTGATGGCAGAAGGCGTCACATTCGGATCATCCGCCTTAAATCCCTTGGTGGTTCCGAACAGTGCTGCCACATCTTCAGAACCCATATCACCCGTGTCGATACCAGCATTGCTGGCCAGACTGATGATCTGAACTCCTTTTAGTTTCAGCGACGTACCATAGGTAACCCCATCCTTGAGGATGTAAGGCTTCTGGTAGAATGCCAATTTCACAGTACTTCCGCTATAAACGGGAAGTGCTTCATTATTTACAACAGTGCCTTCACTGTCGACAATGGTCGGCTTGGTGTCTTCGTTCCAGCCAAACTTAACTTTGTACTGACCCTCGCTCACTTCTTCCCAAGGTTCAGGCTTGAGAGTGGCTCGCTTCGGGTTCTTCAGTTTAGATTCACACCACTTGAGAACCTCAGTGCGGTCCTCTTCCAGTTGTTGAATCAGATCATCAGTGAATACAGTAGCAAGTGAGTAGCCATACTTGCTGGGCTTCATCACAGCCTGGTAACCCTCAAGCTTGACAGGCTTTTGTGTGACGATGGTTTTGGTTGCCATTAACAAAAAAAGTAGGTGGATTCAAGTACTGAGTCGAGATCAAGATCCCCAATGATCGGTGGTTCTGTCTCAGCTCCAATTGCGTCAGCAAACTCCTGAAGGAAGTTGCCGTTGGCAAAGATTTCGTAGTAGGTCTCCCTGACTACTCGGTTCAACTCAGACATATCTGTGGCACGGCACAGGACTGAGTCGTGGATGACGGTGAAGGGTGCAGTGAACTTCAGGAAGGCCAGATGTAAAAGGCTGGAGTCGAGCGAATGGATGGCGTTAGGTGCCGTGCTCGACATGTGAGCTTTTACATCTGGACCTTCAAATCCGGTAGTGAGATTGATATCGCACCTACCAAGTATCTGAAGGTTAATCCGTTTGATAACACGCTTTCGACGGTTCTGTTTGACGATGAAACCTGATGGTGTCTGCCATTGCAGGTGGTCAGCACCACGTTTGAACGCAGCCCTTACCTCCTGCTTAATCCAGTCCATGACCCGCATTGGTCCGGGGACTACCTCATACATCGCCTCCCTTACAGCGTTGACAATCAGGGTCAACTCTTCAGGAGTGAACTCCACACCCTTCTCCCTCAGCGCATCACGGATGTACTGACGGTTGGAGTGTTTAGTTGCGTTGTATGGGATCGTCATAACGGTTCTCTTCGTGATCTTCCGGTCAAGAAGAGCCGCTAAATGACCCGGCAGCTTTGGCTTTGCAGCTTCTGCTACTACCTTGTAAGCGTCCATTGGTTGCTCACCAGGAAGCACATTGACCAAGCGAGCTGTTGACTGATCACGAGCCAAACCTGCAAGGATTTGCAAACCTGAGCACGTGGCGTCTACGGCAACAGGAAGCGATGTCCAGCTACGTGAACACTCAATGACACAGGCGTTGTACTCCTCACAAGCAGCAAGGAACTGCCAGGGTTCATCGGCACCCTCCCAATCACTCAGTTGCCCAAGTGGATTCGAAGCGACACGAGAAATCAAGGAGAGGTTGTCTTTGACCCAATCCTGTCGCTCGGCCATGGTGGCCTTGTCGAGACCGTATGTTGTAGCGACCTGAAAGGCCAGCCACTGTTCAGCCTCAGGTGTCATGAAGCTGGGCTCTGCGAACTTCAGAAGGGATTTCCCGAAGTCAGTGTCTTGCGGTGTAAGAAACGCTGGGATTGGGTAAGTCCGTCCTCGGTAGTCGAATGACCACGGCAGGTAGAACTTATCCCGACCTTTAAACAGCTTCACCGTCTCCATGGTCATCCGAGTTCGACACGAGCGTTTAAAGCTCGCGGCGTTCTCGTTCATGACCTCAGCAGCAGCCCTTCGGTAGGCTTGCCGTGCTTCTTCGTTGTCGGCGATATCCCAAGGCTTATTGGGCAGTGGGATCTCGACAATCGGGGTGAACTTCCCCAGCTTGTAGCCCCGTTCCATCAACACCTCCGCCGTTTCCACGACTACAGGGTTGAGGGTGTAGGCCACCCGCTGAAGCTTGTTCAGAAACAGGAGAGGAGTGTTCCCCTGTATTAGTGCGTTATCGCCCCGACGCACCATTTCGTGGCCCCGCATGACCTCATTCATGAGGTATCCCCCAGGGCTGATCGGTGACCAATCCCGTGGAGGGATCAGCATCGGCCACGCCATCGGAGCAAACAGCAGGGCCTCCTTCATCAACTCATCACGCAACTGGACAAAGCGCAGGCTGGGGATGATCAGCGTGGGAGTGCCGTTGAACCGCTTGACGGTGACCCGCTCAAACCAGCCGGTGGCTTTCATCACACAGTCCAGCAGCCACGCACCAAGCTTGGCCCGTACCACCGTGCCCCAGGTCTGCCACTCGTAGTCGTGGCGGTTCATCAGGGTTCGGGCGACCGTCACCTTCTGTCGGGTGCCGCAGGAGGAGTGCCAGTACTTGCGCCTGATGCGATCCAGCAGGTCTGGGTCTTGCCCTTGATACCAACGCAGCTGGGCCTCCTGCTCCAGCCCCTGACCGATGGCGGTGATCACGTTGGCAATCTCGTTGGCCTTGTCTTTAGGTGAGAACACCTTGTCAAAGGTCAACTTGAGAGCAATGGCCGCTGCTGCCTCCGGTTCGATACCTTCCAGGTATTGATGGATCGTGGCGAAGTCCACACCATTCTTCCCTGAGTGGATGCGCTGCAAGGTGGCTTCGATCACTCGCGCCACATCAGGCAAAGCCGCATTAATGCTCGGTGCTCCATAAATGGATGCAGATGCATAAGAACGGGCTTCAAGTTTCTCTGTGTCTCTAATCAGCTTTTCCTGGCCGAACGAAGTCGCACGAACTTCAAAGGCCATCTGCTCTTCAATTAGAGCTGGCGATGTCATAGATTTTTGGTCGGTAATTACTACAACGAGAGCTAAAACAACCTGCTGCTAGAACAAGTCACGAGTCGTTGGTCTAGTGGAACCCAGATAGGCAAAGAAAAACCGGGGTTTCCCCCGGCTTGGTTGGTTCAGTGGAACGATTTCCTACGTGGAACCTGAAACTAGCGCGTCTACCAATTCCGCCACATCCGCAAGTGGTGGCCTGGGTTTTGGCCTGGTTGTCTAGGAGCGCGGGTCAGAAACTGATCCGTTTCTCCATGGATGGGAGCGTAGCACCCGACCCAGTAGACGCTGCTAGACAGGCTGTGAGGCCTGCAACAGAGCCATTTGACGGGCCTGCTCAAAGGCCTGGAATTCCAGGAACTTCGCCCAGACCTGTGGGTCAGGCATGACCATAGCAGGTGCCACAACCGGCTCCACTTTGGGCGTCGTAACGCGAGATTGATCCGACAAGCCCGTCATCGCCTCGACCTTGGCGTGGGGACTGACCTTGAGGTACACCATCGTGCTGTCGATGTGTTTGTGACCCATCAAGGCCTGAATAGTGGCAATGGGTACACCCTTATCATTGAGCCACGTCGCAAAGCTGTGGCGCAGCGTGTGATAGACATAATGGTTGTCCATCTTGAGATACTCCAACACTTTGTTGTAGGCACGACGGAGCTGCTCAGCTCGTGTGAACTCAGGGAAGAGCCGACCCGAATTCTCCCGGCAGCGGCGCTCGATGATCTCAAAGATGCGGTCCTCAATGGGAATCGCTCGCCAGTTGCGGGCCTTGGTCACATGCCCATCAGGGCGTCCTCCGAAGTGGATCAGCCGCTGGCCCAAGTCGACATCCTTGGCGGTGAGCTTAAGGATCTCGGTCTGACGACCACCCGTGTAGGCCGCCACGAGGATGTTGTCAGCTAAGTCCCTGCGCCGGAACGGATCCAAGGCGGTGTAGTAGAGCTGTTCAACCTCATCTTTGGAGAACCAATGGATGCGGCGATCATCGACCTTACGCTTGAGGTACTTGTGGTACGGCAAGGCTTTGATCTTTTTCTTTTCCCAGCAGTGGGTCAGAACCGTACCCAAATACGTGGGAATCTTATTGGTGGTCCGTGGTGACCAACCCTTCTCATCCTCCAACTCATACATCAACTCAGAGACGTGCTCTTCATCGAGGTGCTTGATGGCAAAGTTGGGGCCACGAGCGGTGAGGATATGTTGGATCACATAGTGAACGGCACAGTTGGACATGTCCTTTTTAGACATGCGAATCCGTTCTTGGATCCATGCCTCCCTGGTGCGGTACGTGTAGTCAATACACTGACCGAGTTTAGTCAGAGTCTCCATAGATTTGATCCTTGATTTGGTAGATGAGTGCAGTACCTTTGGGTGTCAACCGGCAGATACGTGTACGCCAATTCAGGGGATTAGCCTCCTTGGTGATAAGACCAAGACCAACACGGGTCTTGATCCGATGATGGCTCGACAACCAGTCAGTGTTTCGACTCACACTGCTCTTGGCTAAACCGGTGGCCTTGCCGATTTGCAAGGTGTCCACTGGTTCATACGCTGCAATGTAAAGAAATGTGGAGACCAACTGAGCCGGCATTTCCCGATCCAGAATCCGCAGCAATTCGATAGCTTCGTAAATGCGTTTGGCTTTTGGGTCAACAAGTAATGCCGAGGTGGAATCCATGACTGCTGGGCTAGAACCAATCACATACTAGCTCTAACCGACCAAGAATTACATGAGTGGAACCCTTGGTGCGGCATAAACGCAGCAGATTTACTTCAGACCAACGAACGTGTAAGCCAGGTAAATACAGGATTGTCATCGCCTCAACAACAGAACGACATAGTGTAGTACATACGAACCAGCTCATCCGGTGTCGGCTCCAACGAATCCTGCTCGTATGCAAAAAATGCATAGCCATCAGGAAAGACCGTCATTGAGCCACCATCCAGCAACTCAGAAAATTCATCCGTGGTAAGAAAATGCATGGTTCATCAAGGCAGGTAGTTGAGTGTTCCGATGATGTCTTGAGTGAGAATGGTCACCTCCTCCTCAGTATCCGCTAGCTTTAACAAGCGATTGCGGGCTTTGGAGTGATACTTGTAGGCGTACTCTTTGAGTGTTTGCGTCCTTGGGTTATACGAGCGAATGACACACACATAAGGATCTGGAAGGTGCCAAGTCATCAGCTCTTCCAAGACTTCGTCATAAGAACCAGTCTCAAAATCCTCAGGGTCTGTGTCATTGACCTCGTCCCAATCATTTGGAAACGGGTCTTTCCTTGCCACGTACTGACCTCAGTTTGAAGCACCTTTCAAGTTCCTGGATCGTTTCCAGGTCGCCCTCGCAGTCCACCAGTGTGGCCTGCAACATGCAGAATTGACGACAAAGTCGTTGTTGTAGCGGTTCGGGCACAGCTTCGCTGTACGTTGAACGACAATGAATGTCGTGGGAACAATGAAAAAAGCCGGTGTTACTTCACACGCCACAATCCGGTTGGGCGGGGATCCACTCTCCAGAGCGGTGGACCAGGGCTACGTATTTGGCCGGTGAGTGCGTCCCAGTGCCGGCGTTGCACGTATTGTGCCGGCTGTGTTCCGCTTAACCAACCCTCTCAGGCCGCCTTGTCGACTGGCACAGCAGATACGGTGCTTTGCTGCTGCTCTTCGACGTACCGCTCCAGCACATACGCTGTCAGGTTGCTCAGGCTGCGTCCCTGTAGGGCTGCAAGCCTGCCGAGTTGGTCGAGCACCTTAGTTGGTACAGTCGTACTAATGCGGGCCATAGTCGTGGTGCGTCCTTGTGTCGTAACGGAACCCACCCCCGATCCTTGGGCACAAAAAAAAGCCCGAGGGGACGGATCCCCCCAGGGCTATAAGCCTGGCTGCTGCTGCA